AAAATTAATTTTACAATTTCAGTCGCGGTTGCCTATAACAGCAACCCAGCATCGCTTGACAATATCGAGCAGCTAATCATGAGTGTGCTGGCAGTAATCCCAACTGGGTACGTTGTCAGCGTGGTCGAAAGGCCAACAGTTACACAAGTTGGAGCATCGACGCTGCTAATCGCCGACGTTCGAGTTTCTACCTACTACACACAAACAACATAAGGAGACATCATGGCAACAGTAGTAATCACAGGCCGCGACATAACCTTGTCCTTTACTGGTGGAACGGACATCGAGGCGCAGGCTACAAACGCAGTATTGACAAAGGTTTTAGACCGACAGACCTATCAAACACTAGATGGGGAAGCCTACAAAACCACAAACGTGACAGCTGGTTTTCAGCTTGACATGCTTGCGGACTGGGGCAAAGCAAATTCAGTGTGCGAGGCACTTTGGACTGCATGCGATACTGCACCAGACACAGACATTTCAGTGACCTTAACAGCTGCAACAGGAGCGCAATTTGTGTTTCCAATTAAGCCTTCCTACCCAACAGTGGGCGGGTCAGGCATGGACGCGCAGACAGTGTCTTACACTTTCCTAGTACCAAAGGGCGAAGTCACAGAGACTTTTAGCTAAAAAGAAACGACGGGAGCAAACAAATGCAACAGCAAATAACAATTAAATACAATGACGGAGCGGAAGCAACCTACATGGTGCGCCCACCTGATTACGCCCGCTGGGAGATGACCACCAAAAAGGTTATTTCCCAGTTTGGCGGCATGTGGGACATTTTGTTTGTTGCACACCTAGCCATGAAGCGAGACGCAGGCAGTAAGCCAACCAAGCCATTTGATGCTTGGATGGAATCAGTTGCAGACGTCGAAGTTGGTGAAGGCGACCCAAAAGTCATGAGCGGGGAAGTGTCAGCCGACTAATCGTTGAGCTGGCAATTGCCACGCAAATCCCTATGGTTCATTGGCAAACAGCCGAGGACATATTGACCGCAGTTGAGATATTGGAAGCGAGGACAAAGTGACCGACCCAATAGCTCTTGACCAAACCGAACTGCGTGCCGTTTTTAAGGCATTGAAGAATCTTGACGAAGCTGCACAAGATGAAGCCAAGCGGCAGTCCGGTAACTTAGCCGATTACGCGCGGACTCAAGTTATCGAAACTGCCAACGGGCTACAAAGTCGAGCCGTGGCAGGTCGCATTGCCAGTGGCGCACGGGTCAAGAAGTCCAGCAAAATCGGCGAAGTGACTTATGGGTTTGCGTCTCAAAAGTTTAGCGGCGGGGCAACCACGCGAGACATTTGGGGCGGGTCAGAGTTTGGCTCAAATAAGTACAAGCAATTCCCAGTGTGGTCAGGCCGTCAAGGTCGAGGGTCACGCGGATGGTTTATTTATCCAACATTGCGCAAAATCCAACCCGAAATTGTCGAGCGTTGGAGCGCAGCATTTAACAAGATTTTGAAGGAGTGGGGCTAATGGCACAAGGTACACGCGCATTAACGCTCAAGCTATTAGCCGACGTCGATAACTTTAATAAAAACCTTAAATCAGCTGATACAGAGGTCAAATCCTTTGGCGACAAGGTCGGAGACTTTGGCAAGAAGGCAGGCCTAGCCTTCGCCGCAGCTGGGGCAGCCGCAGTCGCCTATGCTGGCAAATTAGCCATTGACGGGGTCAAATCAGCCATTGCGGATGCGGCCGCGCAGGAAAAGCTAGCCCTAACTTTAAAGAACGTCACAGGGGCTACAGAAGCCCAAATTTCGGCTACCGAGGATTACATCACCAAAACGTCGCTGGCATTTGGTGTAACCGATGATGAGCTACGTCCAAGCCTTGAGCGTTTAGCCCGTGCAACTGGTGACGTTGAAAAGGCGCAGAAGCTACAGACAGTGGCCATCGACGTAGCGGCAGGGTCAGGCAAATCGCTTGAGGCCGTTACCAACGCGATGGCTAAAGCCGCCGAAGGCAACACGGCAGCACTTGGCAAATTAGGCATTGGTTTATCATCCGCCCAGCTCAAGACCATGTCGATGGAAGACATCACGGCAAAACTAGCGGGCACGTTTGCAAATCAAGCATCGACTCAAGCAGATACTTTTCAAGGAAAATTAACGCGCCTACAAATTGCCTTTGATGAAGGTAAAGAAACAGTCGGGGGATTTATCCTTGATGCCATTACCCCATTTGTGACATTGGTTGTAAATAAAGTAATTCCTGCGATTAGCGATTTTACAAGCAATCTTGACGAAAAGCTAAAACCCGTTATGCGGGCTATCCAGCCAATTATCGATGGGGTTAAATCCGCTTTTAATAATGTGCGAAATTCATTGGCAAACAATAATGAAGAATTAAAACCATTTTTTAATTTCTTAAAAAACATTGCGGAATTTGCCCGTGATACCCTTGCCCCTATTTTGGGCAAAACCTTGGGCGCAGCGTTTAAGTTACTGGGTACATTTATCAGTGAAGCTATTGACAATTTTGCCAAGTTTGTCACTTTAATAACAAAAATTTACGATAAGGCTAAAGGCATTATTGATTTTGGTAAAAGCATAGCCGGTTCAATTGGTGGCTTATTTAGTGGCGCATCAATGTCAACGGCATCAATATCAAATGCAGCAAGTTTATCTGCATCATCTATGGCGGCAGCACCATCACTGCCTTCCGACGGCATGATTTCATACAATCCCCGAACTGGCTTAAATTACAATCCAAATGCTGGAATGACAAACATTACAGTTAACGGGGCAATTGACCCTGAATCTACAGCCCGCCAAATCGTAAGCTTGCTAAATGACTCATCCGCACGTGGCACGCTAGGCGGGTCAGGGCTTGTATTTGCATGACGATTTACACGCCGACCTATAAAGTCATAATTAATGCCGTTGAGCTAACAGACGTCACAGTTGCCAACCTTACAATTCAGTCAGGCCGCACGGACATTTACCAGCAACCAGTCGCCGGATATTGCCAACTGCAATTGCTTAATTTCAACAATTCCATTTATGACTTTACAGTGGGTACGGGGCTTACAGTCGAGGTAACAAATTCAGCTGGCACGTATGTCCCAATTTTTGGCGGCTACATTTCAGACTTTACAATTGGGGTTGACCAAACCGGAAGTCTAGGCAATACGACAGCTGCGCAAATTACAGCTCTTGGAGCATTATCCAAATTACCTAAAATCGTGGACAACGGCATTTTGTCTCAAGACGAAGATGGCGACCAAATTTATCATTTGTTGTCAGGGTATTTATTTGGTGAGTGGTTAGAAGTACCAGCCGCAACGACATGGGCAACTTACATACCCGCCACCGATACTTGGGCAGATGCACTTAATCTTGGACTTGGCGAAATTGACCGCCCAGGTGATTTTTTGATGATTGCGCGCTCATCGCAAGAAACAGACATTTACAGCTTGTGCGCTCAAATTGCTAATTCCGCGCTTGGCGTACTTTATGAGCAATCAAACGGCAACATCGGTTATGCAGACTCAACCCATCGACAGGATTACCTTGCAGCCAATGGCTACACGACTTTAGACGCCAACCACGCAAATGGACGTGGCTTGGCGGTAACTACCCGCGCCGGAGACATCCGCAATAAGTACGTCATTACCTACGGCAACAATGGAAACAGTGTTTATACAGCCGAAGATTTACAAAGTCAGGCCGACTACGGCTTGTATGGTGAGGCGTTTTTGTCCAACATCAAGGACACGGCCGACGCAGAAGATTTTGCCGACCGCATCGTTGCCTTGCGTGCCGACCCATTTCCTAAATTTCAAAGCATCACTTTTGAGCTGGGCAACCCTGAAATTGACGATTCCGACCGCGATGCTTTAATCAACATATTTATGGGTTTGCCCGTATGGATTCAAAATCTGCCTTTGAACATTAGCGGCGGGTCATTTGAGGGCTACGTCGAGGGCTGGACGTTTAGAACAAGCCTCAATAATTTGACCATTACGTTTAACGCGTCTCCGGTCAATTTCAGCCAAGTTGCCGTAAAATGGCAGGGAGTTAATCCAGCGGAAACGTGGGCAACCCTTAGCCCAACGATGACATGGTTACAAGCGATTGGAGTAATAGCTTAATGGCAACAACAACACCAAATTTTGGTTGGCCAGTGCCAACATCGACAGACTTGGTCAAAGATGGTGCAACCGCCATCGAAGGATTAGGCGACGCCATCGATGCATCATTGCTAGACCTTAAAGGCGGCACATCAGGCCAAGTGCTTGCAAAAAATAGCAATACAGACATGGACTTTATTTGGGTTGCCCAAGATGACTCAAATGCAATTCAAAATGCAATTGTCGATGCTAAAGGTGACATTATCGCGGCTACAGCTGCCGATACACCTGCGCGCCTTGCAGTAGGCACAAACGGGCAGGTACTTACGGCAGATTCAACTGCTGCAACTGGTCTTTCTTGGGCAACTGCTGCAACTGGGGGCATGACGCAAATTGCAACGGGTACTCTTTCAGGAAGTACCGCAACTCTTTCTTCAATCGCTGGCACATATAAAAGCCTTAGATTGGTTTTAGATAATTTGCAGGTAAATGCCATTGTTGGATTGCGTTTTAGAGTCAATGCAAATAGTTCAGCAATTTACGATGGTTTT